GGAAAGAATATAAAGAAAAAATTGATTATAGTCCAACACTTTATGCTATAACGCAAGAAGAAACAGAATTTAAAACATTAAAAGGTCAACATCTAAAACCAATTACATTTGGTAATATCTCAAAAGCAAGAGAATTTAAAAAATCATATAATACAGATAACTCACCACTATATGGTATGGACCGTTATCAATATCAATATATCGCAGATGAATTTCCAAACGATATGGAATTTTCAAAAGAGTTTATAAAGATATTTACTGTTGATATAGAATGTAGTGCGGAAAATGGTTTTCCTGATGTAGAAAATCCAACAGAAGAAATACTTGCAGTCACAGTTAAAAATCAATCAAATAAACAAATTATTACTTGGGGTACAGGTGAGTTTAAGACAGATCGAACAGATGTAACTTATATAAGATGTAAGTCAGAAAAGTCTTTGATTATGGAGTTTATGAAGTTTTGGATTAAGAACTATCCTGATATTATTACAGGTTGGAATACAAAGTTTTTTGATATACCTTATTTGATGAATAGAATATGTCATATTGTAGATGAAAAAGTTATTAAAAGATTTTCACCTTGGAATTTAGTTGAAAGAGAATCAATTGTAGTAAGAGGTCGACCACAAACTCATTATAATATTTTTGGTATTGTAATGTTAGATTACTTGGACCTATACAAAAAGTTTATTCCAACAAGACAAGAAAGTTATAAACTAGACTACATTGGTAAAGTAGAACTTGGTAAAGGTAAAGATGAAATGCCTTATGATACTTTTAGAGAATGGTATACAAAAGATTTTCAATCATTTATAGATTACAACATACAAGACGTTGAGATTGTTGATGGACTTGAAGATAAACTAAAACTAATTGAACTTGTATTAACTATGGCGTATGAAGCAAAAGTTAATTACAATGATGTATTTTCGCAAGTAAGAATGTGGGATATGTTAATCTATAACTTCTTACGAAAAGATAATATAATAATTCCTCCAAAGGAAGATAACGTCAAAGAAGACAAGTATGACGGCGCTTATGTTAAAGACCCAATCACAGGTATGCATAAATGGATAGTATCATTTGACATTAACTCTCTATATCCTCATCTAATTATGCAGTATAACATTTCGCCAGAAAAAATCATTGGCGTTAAATCATCAGGCATTTCAGTTGATAAGTTGTTAAAACAGGCGACACCATTAACACACTTAAAAACTGAAGGTGCCTGTATTACTCCTAATGGCGCAATGTTTAAAACAGATGGACTAGGTTTTCTACCACGACTATTACAAAAAATGTATAATGATCGTGTTAAATTTAAAACATTAGAGTTTCAAGCAAAACAAGAATATCAAAAGACAAAAAGTAAAGAACTTACAAATAAGATTGCTACATATCACAATATACAATGGGCAAAAAAGATTGCACTAAACTCGGCTTATGGCGCAATAGGTAATCAATACTTTAGATATTATGATGTAAGACAAGCAACTGCGATTACAACATCAGGCCAGTTTGTAATTCGTTTTATTGAAAGTAAAGTAAACGAATATATGAATACTATATTAAAGACACACGATAAGATTGATTATATTGTTGCGTCAGATACAGATTCAATTTATCTTTGTTTAGACAAGTTAGTTGACCAAGTATGTAAAGACAAATCAAAAGAACAGACTTTGCGATTTATTAATAAAGTTGTTGATGGTCGAATACAACCATTTTTAGATAAGTGTTTTGAAGAACTTGCTGATTACACAAACGCCATTGAAAATAAAATGGTTATGAAACGAGAAGTTATTGCTGATAAAGGTATATGGACTGCGAAAAAAAGATATATGTTAAATGTATTAGATGAAGAAGGTATTACATTTGATGAACCTAAATTAAAAATTATGGGTATTGAGGCTGTGAAGTCGTCAACACCTGAAGTTTGTAGAGGTAAGATTAAAGAAGCAATCAATATTATAATGACAAAAGACGAAGATACACTACAAACATTTGTATCTAAATTTAAAGATGAGTTTTACAATATGACAGCAGAACAAATATCTTTTCCAAGGTCTTGTAATAACTTGGCTAAATACAAACATAGTAATGATATTTTTATTAAAGGTACACCAATACACGTAAAAGGTGCTTTGATTTATAATCATCAAATAAAAGAATTTAAATTAAGTAGAAAGTATCCAATGATACAAGAAGGTGATAAGATTAAGTTTATAAAACTAATAGAAGCAAATCCATTTAAGTTTGATGTAATTAGTTATGTTACAAAACTTCCAACAGAATTTAAATTAGAAAAGTATATTGATTATGAAGTACAATTTCAAAAAACATTTTTAGATCCGTTGAGTTTTATATTAAACTCAATTGGTTGGTCATATGAAAAGAAAGCATCACTGGAAGATTTCTTTGTATGATAACAAGTTTATTTTTATTATTCATAACTTTACATTGGGGTTTTGCGACTGGCGCAATACTAGCAATGAAAACAGACTGGAGTATACCTAGGTTTCTAATTATAGTTTTACTTTTTAGATACTTACTATTAACTTATGGTCTTTAATACAAACAACAAATATGGAGTAATATATGCAGATCCACCTTGGACGTTTAAAACGTATAGTAACAAAGGCAAGGATAGAAGTCCTGAAAAACATTATCCTTGTATGTCTATCACTGACATTATTAATTTACCTGTTAGCAACATTACTGCGAATGATGCAGTCCTTTTAATGTGGGTTGTTGATCCACTTTTAGATAGAGCATTTGAAGTGATTGACGCTTGGGGTTTCAAGTATAAGACAGTAGGATTTACTTGGGCAAAGACAAATAGAAAGACAATGGGTTTTTTTACAGGTTTAGGATATTGGACAAGAGGCAATCCAGAAATGTGTTTACTCGCAACTAAAGGTAAACCAAAACGGCTAAATAAAAGCATACCACAATTAGTTGTAAGTGAAAGACAAGAACATAGTAGAAAACCAGATATAGTTTACAATCATATAGAGAAGATGTTAGAGGGACCATATATTGAACTTTTTGCTCGTAGAAAACGAGATGGTTGGGAAAGTTGGGGAAACGAAGTTTGATTATAGACTTGACATTATCAATATTATATGTTATATTAATATACGCTTTTGTTATAGGATTATTAGTGATTTGGAACAATGAACAGTTATAAACGATATACATTAAACGATACATTAGAAAGTGAAAAAAGAGCACTCTTTAATGTACTATCCACTTTCGCTGGTGGTGGTGGTTCATCAACAGGTTATAGACTTGCGGGTGGTAAGATATTGGCAATCAATGAATTTGTACCAGAAGCTCAAAACACATATAGAGAAAACTATCCAAACACTTTGATTATACCAGGTGATATTAAAAAATTATCAGGTAAAGACTTTTTAGAAAAGATTAATTTAAAACCAGGTGAACTTGATTTACTAGATGGTTCGCCACCGTGTTCAGCGTTTAGTATGGCAGGTTCTGTGTCACACGGTAAAGGTAATACACACGCAGATGCTTTTGGAAAGAAAAAAAAGTATAGTGATATTGAAGGTGTAGAAAATGTTGAAGATTTATTTTTTGAATTTTTAAGAGTGGCAGAAGAAATCAAACCAAAAGTAATTATTGGCGAGAATGTTGAAGGTTTAACAATGGGTGAAGCAAAAGAATACTTCCATAGAATACAAAATACATTTGAACAAATAGGTTATCTTGTTGTTGCTGATGTGTTAAATGCAAGTTACTTTGGTGTACCACAAGCTCGTAAAAGAACTTTCTTTATTGCTGTTAGAGAAGATGTTGCTGAAAAAATTGGTATTAATTTTATGACAATGTATCAATTATATCCAGAAAAGAATACCAAACAAACAACACTTGGTGAAGCTATTAATGATGTAGTAAACGAAGACCAAGAAGAAATAGATTTACTATTAGAGAAACTAGGTCCACAAACTGCTGTAGGTAAAACTTTGGCAAAGATGCCTAAAGATCCTGATAAGGTATTAACAGGTATGGATTACCACGATAAAGGTCATCACTTTAATTTAAAAAGATGTAGTTTAAGAAAACCAAGTCCAACAATTACAGCAATGGGTAATTATCCTGGTGTTGCTGGTACTTGTCACCCATTAGAAGATAGAAAGTTTACTATAAAAGAGTTAAAAAGAATTATGTCACTACCTGAAGATTTTAAATTAACAGGTCAACATAAACAACAATCAGAAAGAATTGGTCGTATGGTACCACCTCTTATGATGAAAGCACTTGCTGAAAGTGTATATAATAAAGTATTGAAACCATATAAGGAGTTAAATAATGACTAAATTTACATTTGCCACATCAGAAGAAGGATTTGATAATCACATAGACAAATCAGTTAGAGGGTATAGTCACCTATGGAGTGATATACTTAATCTATCAAAATATTTTGTTGAAGATTATACCCAAGTTGTTGACATTGGTTGTTCAACAGGTAAACTATTAAAAGGTATGATAGAACAAAACAATGAACATATACCACATGCACAATACACTGGTATTGAAATAGAAGATGACTTCTATGGTAATTATAATTTTGATGAAGATAAACATCAGAATTTAAGTTACTACAGAGGCGATGTAAGAGATTTTAATTTTCAAAATTGTTCTTTAGTTACTTCTATATTTACTTTACAATTTATGTCACCAAAAGATAGACAAGAAGTAATTAATAAAGTTGCCAATGGTTTAAATACTGGTGGCGCATTTATCTTTAGTGAGAAAACTTTTAGTTGTAATCCTAGAATACAAGATATGATGACCTTTACTTTTTATGATTACAAAAGAAAACATTTTAATGACAAAGAGATATTAGATAAAGAAGTACAGTTAAGACATATGATGAAGTTAAATACTAAAACAGAAATCTATGAAATGTTTACAAACGCAGGTTTTGAAGTACATAACTTCTGGCAAAACTTTAACTTTATGGGCGCCATTGCTTTAAAGAAATAAATATATGATGGCGATTACAAAGCAATCATATAAAGACTTAAAAGAATATTGGGACTATCAAAGAAAGATAGAATATAATAAAGAAATAGTTTATTATATGGCAGACAAATTTCAAGGTAGAGTTTATAATGATTTTGGTATGGTTAGTTTAGATGAAATGAAAGATTTATTATGGACAAGAGTTAAGTCAGAAGATTACGAAGAACCTAAAAAAGGTTATGTTCCAAAAGACCCAAAGTTAAGATTTGAATGGGAGGGTGAAGCACACTTACCAACACACTTACTTCCTTATGATAAAGATTTGGAAGAATAGACTTGACAAATAAGAATAAGTATGATATATTATAACACAATTAAGGAGATTGAATATGAGTAATTTTTTAAAAGATATAATTAAAGAAACTGGTAATGA